TATCTATTGGTTAACAATACAAGCATGCGGCTGTTGTCTGGAGATAATATTGGACGTATTGGTGGGATTGTTTATGACTTTTCGCTATCCCAGCTTTGGTTCACCACTCGCGCTTTAAATAATCCGTTCGCGTTTTCACTTCCAGCAGTATTCGCAAAAATAGCTGCCTGATAACTTGGAGTAAACTAATGCCTTGGTATAAATCGGGGACGGTCTCTGTCACCTTGAATTCGAATGCGGTGATAGGCAGTGGCACAGCATTCATCGCGAATTGTCGAGTTGGTGACGCCTTCCGCGGCCCGGACGGCGGCTGGTACGAAGTTACAAACATCGCCAGCGACACCGCAATGTCGATCTCACCGAACTATCAGGGTGCGACCAATGCAGCAGGCATCTACGCACTGGCGCCGATGCAGGGCTACCAGAAAGGTCTAGCGGATGAGGTGCGCAGCTGGGTGAACACCTACGGCCCAAAAATGGCTGCGCTGGGCACGACCGGCAACTACGACATATTGCCCGTAAACAAGGGCGGTACTGGAGGGACTGACCAGGCTGGAGCTCGCTCTGGAATTGGCGCCGCGAAGTCTGGTTCGAACAACGACATCACAGCTTTGACCGGGCTGCTCACTGCGCTGAGCGTAGCGCAAGGCGGTACTGGCGTTACCACAATGGCCGCACTGCTGGCAGCACTACAAGCAGTAGGCGCTTACGGAAGGTCCAATATCGTTGGCACGGTTTCGCAGAGCGGTGGTATTCCTACTGGGGCGAGTTTTGAAACAGCTACCAACGCAGCCGGAACATTTACCAGATTTCCAGACGGGACAATGATTTGTAGGAGTACGCCGGGTTCGATAGATCAAACCGTAGCCAACACGGCCTATTCGACAACTTTCGGGCTGCCAGCCCCATTTGTTGGCGCGTACACAGTCATACCAAACGTTTCGGGGGTAAACGTCTCTAACGTATTTTCTGGTTATTCGCGCGGCTCACAACTAACCGGATCAACTTACAGTATTGTCCAGGCTTGGAATGTAGTCCAAACCTACAATTACACTGTTATCGCTATAGGGCGGTGGTTCTAATGATTATAAAGCTTTCACCGCTCAGCTCAGACGAGACGCTTGAAGTGGTTAAGTCCGGAGATATACTGAAAGTTAACGGCGAAGACTTCGACTTTTCACAAATTGGCGAAGGCGATACTTTACCAGCTAGTGCCATTTCGTCAGAGTGGTTTAATCGAGGTGCAGTTGAGCGTATAAACGGCGAACTTGTACTGACGCTAACATTGCCAAATCCTTGGAACTTTAGCCCCGAGCAAGCTTTTCCGGTTCCTTTGGTTGTCGTTCCAGACGGCCCGGTAGTTTTCCCTGCTCCCCTGCCAGAACCCTTGATAATTACGGCGCCGGAGAGCATTGAATGAATATCGACTGGTCCCAGCTGATAACCAAGGCAATGAAGGATGCTGCTGCCCAAGCAGTTCAACTGGCTGCAGCCAAAGCTGAGTTGTCAGGCAGGAACATAAAAGCGCTCGCGCAGATTGCCCGTATCCAAGAGCGCATAGATACGATCGGGTTCGGCATCGAAGTTGGCGAAGCGACCGAGGAAGATGAGGCTGAGCAGGCCGCGCTATTAATCAATCTCAAAGCCTGGAAAACCTACAAGTTCGCCTTGGGCAAAGTGACGGTTCAGCCGACTTGGTACGCCGCGCCGGTCTGGCCGATTGAGCCAGTTGTCCCCGTCATTGTGGCCGACCCCGAAGTACTGGCAGTTGAACTGATCTAGCGCGCCAGCACAGCGCAACGCACCCGCCATCGAGCGGGTATTTTTTTTCCTGGAGAAAAGAGATGCCAGTGTCATGCCAGCGTTGTTTCTGCACCAAACAAAATATCTAAACGCGGGCTGGCATGCTCCTTTGCCGCCTCTTGCTTGGCAAGGGTCTCTATCTCTCCAATCGTTAGGTCGGAGAGAGGTGTGTCTGGGGAAACCCATATTTGGGTAGTGGTTCCAGTAGATGCTTTCTTCAAAGCTACAAGCACGCGCCCGTCAGCTGAAATCCCAATGCTGGTAATGCTGAATGACATCTCGCCCCCTCAGACCATAAACGCGCCGAAATTGGCAATCAAAGCCCTTAGATTAGATGAGCCCCGCCACGTTGCGAGTTTTTTTTGGCTTGGAGAAAAGCATGCCCATCACCGCGCAGCAATTGCTGCAGATCCTCCCGAACGCCGGCCCAGTTGCCGGCGTCTTTGTGTCCGCACTGAATGACGCGATGACGCGGTTCAACATCGAAGGTCGGCTGCGTGTCGCCGCGTTCCTGGCGCAGATCGGGCACGAGTCCGGCCAGTTGCGCACGCTGGTCGAAAACTTGAACTACAGCGCCGAGGGACTGATCCGCACTTGGCCGAAGCGGTTCAACCTGATGACGGCTACCAGTGTCGCGCGCAAGCCCGAGCAGATCGCAAACATCGTCTACGCTTCGCGCCTGGGCAATGGGCCTGCCGTGACGGGCGACGGTTGGCGGTATCGGGGCAGGGGGCTGATTCAGGTCACGGGCTGGGTCAACTATCAGGCGTGCGGCTCGGCGCTGAGCGTTGATCTGCTCAGCAAGCCAGAATTACTGGAGCAGCCGGGTTATGCCGCGCTGTCAGCTGCATGGTTCTGGTCGAGCAATGGCCTGAATGAACTGGCGGACGCGGAAAGGTTCGAGGCGATCACTCGCAAGGTGAATGGTGGTTTGAATGGCCAAGCTGATCGACTGGCTATTTATAAGCGCGCACTGGAAGTGCTGGTTTGATGGGAAATGACAGCGGAACTTCGGGGGATTTGTTTCGGTCTTTTAGTAGCGTTTTACTGGGCGAAACCGGAAATGATATAGAAATGCTGTTGAAAGTAGCGCTTTCACTTCTTATGCGCGGTGAATCATGCATTGATGGCTCTGGGCTATCGTTGTTAAGCGGGAGTTAGTGACCCATCCTTAATGGATGGGGCGGTAGAGTGATGCGATGGATAAGCAGCTGGCAGGTCTTTCAATTTTGCTGACCCTTGTCTGGGTGTCAGTGGTTTTACTGGTGATGTATGTAATAGCGAACTAGAGGGCCGTTGCATTGGACGAGGTTGTGCTGGGCGGCAAAATGGCAGCCCCTGAATAGAGCCGCCGTCCATTGCCAAGTTGACTAATTACCGGCTGGCATCGGCAAGCTGATACCTTCTTTTTTCAAGACGTCACGCACGTACTGGAATTTCTGGTATTGCGACAGCTCGATCGGCCCGTCATACCCCATGCTTTGCAGTTTGCGGGGTGGGTAATCGACGTAGGTTTTCATCAACTTGATGATCGCACCCGTGATCGGCACCATTGTCCAGGTGCGTTCGGTGAAGTTGTTCATGAACAGGTCATAACGCTCTTGCGGGTCCTGCCACAAGTCAAAGACCTGCGGCACGGTGGCCACATATTTTTCTGCGCCTTTCCATCCCAGGTTAGTGTCTACCGCCAAGCCACCGGTTTGCGCGCCGTCATCGCCGCGCAGGTTGAACACGGCCTTATAGTTGCCGACACGGGCCGCACCGGGCGACAGTTCGTTCTCGGTAAAGTAGAACCACTCTTTGCGCGGAGAAGGGCCACTACCGGTGAGCACGGGTGTCATGTCGTAGCTGTCGAAGATGATGGGCTGACCTTCGCGATCTTTTTCCGGCAACTTCACGCCAGCAACGGCAGCGAAGGTTGCCATCAAATCCAGGCCACCGAGCATTTCGTGGTTTTTTGTGTCCGGCTTGATTTTGTCGGGCCAGACGGCAATGGCCGGTACCCGGTTGCCGCCTTCACGCACTGTGCCCTTGGTGCCACGGAACGGGGTGTAGCCGGCGTCCGGATAAACATCCTGCCAGGCCCCGTTGTCGGTGGTGTAGACCACCAGGGTGTTCTTATCCAGGCCGAGCGCCTTGAGCTTGTCCATGATGCGGCCGATGTGGGTATCGAGTTCGACGACGGAATCGGCGTACTTGGACTTGGACATGGACTTGTGAACGAACTCCGGCGCCGGCATGTTGGGCTGGTGTACTTTCATGAAGTTGACGTTGATGAAAAACGGCTTGTCCGATTTGGCCGCGGTGTCGAGAAACTCTAGGGCAGCTTTTTCGACGTAGTTGTCAAAGAACGGAATGCCGACCACGCCGGGTTTGCCGTCTACAACAGGGGTGTCCACGTACTGGCCGTTGACTTTGAATTCTTCGACCGGTTTTTCACCTGCCTTGCCTGACAATGCGCCCTTGGTGACCCTTTGGAACATTTCGCGGGTCTCCGGATCCATGTCCGGGAACCAGGTCGGGTCGGCGTAGGTGTAGGCATTGAGGTGGTACAGGCCGACGTATTTCATCACGTCGTAACCCTGGGCATTGGGCAGCGCATAATCGGCTTCGCCCAAGTGCCATTTGCCGGTGAAGTAGGTGTCGTAGCCACCGGTTTTCAACACTGATGCCAATGTCCACTCGGCGGCTGGCAAGCCGCCGCCCTGGCCCTGGAAGGCCACGGTGGTCATGCCGCTTCGATTGGGGATACGCCCGGTCTGCATGGCTGCCCGACCCGGTGTGCAGCTCGGCTGGGCATAAAAAGAGTAAAAAGTGACGCCTTCTGCCGCCAGCTCATCGATGCTTGGCGTAGGCATGCCTCGACCGACCCCACCGCCGTAGGGACCGAGGTCGCCATAACCGGTGTCGTCGGAGACGATAAACAGGATATTGGTTTTTTCTGTTTGTGCGGCTTGGGCAAGACCGTTGAGCGCTAACAGTAACGAACAGGCAACGTAGAACCTGGAGCGATGTGGGAGCCTTTTCATAGTGGCTTTCCTTTATCGAGTGTCGATCCTTGTTGCTGCTACTCAAACATCGAGTTCGCAACGACCAGAATCCTGGTGTGTTATCCCCCCAACCCTGCCCATGGACAGTTCAAGGGGGTCAACTAACCCAGCGATAGAACTCCCGTTACTACTCAAGGCGCCCGCAATAGCCTAGTACGGTTATTTTCATTGCGCGCGTTGCTGATGAGGAATTTCAACGTTGTTGGTAGATAACGTCGCTACCCGTAACGACTGACTGCTCCTGGCCGGCTGCCGTCACTCCGGAGTCATCATCACCGCGAGCGTCATCTTGATGAACTCCTCGTTGCGGTCGATTGCGACCAGAGCGCCACGCACATTCTCGGCAACCTCAGTTGCACCGCTCTGCTCGACCCATTCCGTAAGCTCCATGATGGCGGCTTCAAGGGCGAGTTGATTTTCGTTGAGCTTGAATAGCAGGGAAGGGAGTAAGTCAGAATTGGGCATGTGCTTTTCCTCCGTGGATTGAGGAAAGAGTAGCAGCGTGGGGGGAAGGATTACTGATCGGCAGAACGCCAGAGAGGGGATGTCACACTATGCTGAATCTGCATATCGCAGAGAACTTAGCAAGCTGGTTTAGTGCTAATGTTGCCATCCAAAGCGATGGATTTTCTGGTCCGCAATCATTCTTGGGTATGCGGAAACATTGATCTGCATGGCGGATTCTCGAGTTTGATTGCGGACCAAAAAACCTATCAGAAGGCACGGCCTGATTGATTTCCCCTCGGGACTTAAAATCCCCCGCTCGTAAGGGCGTGCCGGTTCGATTCCGGCTTCGGGCACCATCTTAAATCAA